GTACAACGACACCTAGACCACGAGACGCTGCCCGAACCGGTGATGCAGGGCGTGACGTTGCTGGCCGCGCATCTGTTCGAACATCGCGAGGGCAGTGCGGAGCCGCCGGCGGCTGTGGCGGCGCTGTGGCGGCCGTATCGGAGGATGCGGCTGTGAGTGCCGGCATGGTGTTGCAGGCGGCGGTGATGACGCAGCTCGCGCCGCTGGGGCGGGTGTTCGATGCGGTGCCGGCGCGCGCGGCGACGCCGTATCTGGTGGTCGATGCGCCGGTGCTGGCGGCGGGTGACGCGGTGGGCGTGGCGGGGCGGGCCGGCACGCTGGCGGTGTCGTGCGTCGACGGCGGCGTGTCGCCGGTGCGGGTGCGGACGCTGCTGGCGGCGGTCGAGGCGGCGCTGGGGGGATTGCCGGCGCAGGTCGGCGAGGGGTGGCGGGTGACGTCGATACGGCTGGCGCGGAGCCAGATGGCGATCGGCAAGGGCGAGCGCTGGTCGGCAACGAGCGTCTTCGCGGTGCGGATGTACCGCAGCAACTGAGGGGAGATACGGACATGGCGGTGGAACGGGGCAGCGCATTCCTGCTGAAGGTCGGGGATGGCGCGCAGGTGCCGGCATTCGCGACGGTGGCGGGGCTGCGCACGACGCAATTGAGCGTCAACGGCGAGGCAGTGGTGGTGACCAGCAAGGATTCGGGCGGCTGGCGGCAATTGCTGTCGGGCGCCGGGGTGCGCAGCGTCAGCGTGTCGGGCGCGGGGGTGTTCACCGGATCGGGCGCCGAGACGCGGATCAAGGCGAGCGCGCTGTCCGGCGTGCTCGACGATTACCGGCTGAGCTTCGAGAGCGGCGACAGCATGACCGGGCGGTTCCTGGTGACGCGACTGGATTACGCGGGCGATTTCAACGGGGAGCGATCCTACACGCTGAGTCTGGAAAGTTCCGGACCGGTGGTGGTGGCATGAGCGACGCGGCGAACCCCGTGCGGGGCGAGTGCGCGCTGCGGGTGGACGGGTGCGATCTGGTGCTGCGCCCGTCGTTTCAGGCGCTGGTGGCGGCGGAGGGCGAACTGGGGCCGCTGTTCGCGCTGGTCGAGCGGGCGGCGGCGGGGACGCTGGGGCTGGGGGAACTGGTGGCGTTGTTCTGGCACTGCCTGCGCGACCTGCCGGAAGGCATGACGCGCGAGCGGCTGGGCGAGGCGATCGTGACGCTGGGGCTGGCGAAGGCGACGCCGGTGCTGCGCATGCTGCTGGGTCAGATCCTGGCGGGGCGGTGAGCGGGTTCGCGGCGGGCGCCGGGCGGCTGGCGGGGTTCGCCGGCGCGGCATTGGGGTGGAGCCCGGATGCGTTCTGGCGCGCGACGCCGGCGGAACTGGCGACGGTGGTGATGGCGGCGCGCGGCGATGGCGAGGCGGCGACGACGCCGCCCGATCCGGCGACGCTGGCGCGGATGCGGGAGGCGTTTCCGGATGGATGAGGTCGAACGGATGGTGATCGGCGTCCGCGCCGACACGAGCGGCTTCGCACGCGAGGTCGAGGCGATGCGGGGGACGCTGGAGGGGTCGCTGGTCGCGGGGGCCGAGCGGGCCGGGCGCGCGATCGAAGGGGCGCTGCTGCGCGCGGCGCGCAGCGGCAAGCTGGGGTTCGACGACCTGAAGGCGGTCGCGCTGGGGGTGCTGGCGGATATCGCGCGGGCGGCGGTGCATGCCGGGATGGAGACGGTGATCGGGGGGCGTTCGGCATCGGCTGGCGGCAGTCTGAGTGGCGCGCTCGCGGGGCTGGTCGGCTTGCCCGGGCGGGCGACCGGCGGGCCGGTGTCGCCGGGGCGCGGCTATGTCGTCGGTGAGCGGGGACCGGAAGTGTTCGTGCCGACGTCGAGCGGCCGGGTGGAGGCGGGGGTGCCCGCATCCGGGCGGGACGTGCGGGTGACGATCACGGTGAACGCCGGGGCGGGGGAGGCTCCGGCGGCGTTGCAGCGATCGGGGCGGCAGGTGGCCCGGGCGGTCCGCGCGGCGCTGGACGGGTAGCGTTCACCGGGGGGCGAAGGGTTTCATCGGAAGGATGGGTCATGGCGCAGTGGCTGTGTTCGCGGCGGGAGCAGCAGGCGGAGGGGGTGCTCACGCGCTTCGATCCGCGGTTCTGGACGGTCGATTTTCCGCGGCCGATGATGGCGGCGGTGACCAATCCGGCGGCGGATGCGCTGCGGGTGGATGCGGTATTCTACACGCGTGGCGATCTGGCGGGACTGATCTGGGAAGCGGAGGACCGGTTCGATCATCCCTTGCTGCGCTACGCGACGGCGCGGGATTTTCGGGCGTGCCGGTTGCGGTTCCGGTGGCGGTCGGCGGGGGTGAAGGCGCTGGATGCGGTCAGCGGCCCGACGTTGACGATCGAGGGGCGCGATGCCGCGGGGGTGCCGCGTGCCTGGTACGTGCGGCTGTGGAATTACGCATCGGGCACGCCGGAGGATGCGGTCGTCAGCCTGAACTTCGCCGATCTGGCGGGCGGGTTCCTGTTGCCGGACGAGGCGGACCCGGTGTGGGCCGGCGATATCGACCGGATGTTCGTATCGCTGGTCGCGCCGGATTACGATGGCAGTGCGGTACCGTTGGCGGCGGCGCAGGAGGGGTGGGTCGAATGGACCGGCATCGCCTGCGACGGGCCGGGAGCGGTGCTGGCGATCGGCGATGCGGTGGTGCCCGAGCATGGCTTTGCGATCGCCAGCGGCTATGACGACAGTTACAACCTGACGCCGGCGCGGTTGCTGCGCAATGCGCTGCATCTGGGGTATCGCGGGGCGATCACGCATTACGTGGGAATGAGCCATTATTTCCGGCTCGATGCCGGACAGGGCGGGTTCTACGTCGGTTTGACCGGAGGGGGCCTGAGCGGCGGCGCGCTGAACGTGGCGTGCGCGGCGTGGCATCGCGACTTCGCCACGCGGGCTAGCGCGTTCGGCTATGACGTGATCTGGTCGCTGAGCTACGAGCTGTTCGACGCGCATTGCTGGAACGACTGGAAGCAGCGGGCGGCGGATGGTGCGCCGGCGCAGACCGGATGGGAGCCGCCGTCGACGCTGCTGTCGCCGTGCCACGCCGGCGCGATGGGCTATCTGCGGCAGGTGGCGGCGGCGTTCGTCGGCATCGGCGCGGGCGCCGGGCTGGCGGCGAAGTTTCAGGTCGGCGAACCGTGGTGGTGGACGATGCCGGACGGGCGGCCGTGCCTGTACGATGCGGCAGCGGTGGCGGCGTTCGCGCCGGTGGCGATTCCGACCGTGCGCGGGGCGATGACGGCGGCCCGGACGGCGACGATGGATCGCGCGGGCGCGGCGCTGGCGGCGTCCACCGCGGGGCTGGTCGCGGCGGTGAAGGCGGCGCATCCGGCATGCGAGACGTTCCTGCTGACCTATCTGCCGACGGTGATGGATGCGACCGCGCCCGAATTGAAGCGCGCCAACATGCCGGTCGGCTGGGCCTCGCCCGCGTTCGATGTGCTGCAGCTGGAGGACTACGACTGGGTCACCGAGGGCGATGTCGCGTCCACGGATCGCGGCGTCGCGGCGGCGGAGGCGCGCCTGGGGTATCCCCGCGCGCGCCAGCATTACCTGTCCGGTTTCGTGCTGCGCCCCGACCAGGCGGCGCAATGGACGCTGATCGAGGCGGCGGGACTGGCGGCGCGGGCGCGCGGCGTGGCCGCGGTGTTCCTGTGGGCGCTGCCGCAGGTGATGCGGGACGGCTTCGTGCATTTCGAGGGAGACGAGGACGTGCAGGATTACGACGACGTGCTGTTCCCGATCGCGCTGGGGCGCGAGGCGGAGGTGGCGCCCGCCTTTTCGACCACGATCCTGACCGCGGCCGGCGGAGCGGAGCAGCGTCTGGCCGGCTGGGCGGAGGCGCGGACGCATTACGACGTCGGTCCGGGGGTGCGGTCGGAGGCGGATATCGCGACGCTGCTCGCGTTCTTTCGCGCGCGGATGGGGCCGGCGCGCGCATTCCGGCTGCGCGACCCGTTCGATGCGAGCGGGACGGACGAGGCGATCGGCACCGGCGACGGCGTGCGGCGGCGGTTCGAACTGGTGAAACATTATGGTGCGACGATTCGGCGGATCGTGCGTCCGGTGGCGGGAAGCGTCCTGATCGCGGTGAACGGCGTGGCGACGCAGCGGTTCGCGGTGGGTGACGGGGGCGTGGTGGTGCTCGACACGGCGCCGGCGACGGGCGCGACGGTGACGGCGAGCTACACCTTCGACGTGGTCGTCCGGTTCGCCGAGGATCGCCTGCGCGTGGCGCGGACGACGTTCCTGGCGGGCGAGGCGGTATCGGTGCCGCTGGTCGAGGTGCGCGGGTGAGCGCGCTGCATCCGGTCGCGCTCTGCTGGCGCGTGGAGCGGAGCGACGGGGTGGCGATCGGGCTGACGACGCACGACCGCGACCTGACGATCGCGGGTCTGGTGCATCGTGCCGCGCCGGGGATGACGCCCTCGGCGATCGAGCGATCGGCGGGGCTGGAGGCGGATACGATGGACATCGGCGGGGCGCTGACCAGCGCGGCGATCGGCGAGGCGGACCTGCTCGGCGGACGCTGGGACGGCGCGCGGGTGCGGCTGTTCGCGGTGGACTGGGAGACGTCGGCCACGATCGCGGAGCTGGGTGAGGGGCGGATCGGCGCGGTCGAGATGACCGAGGACGGCTTCACCGCGGAGCTGGCGGGGGCGAGCGCGGCGCTGGCAAGGCCGGTGGTGGAGGAAACCTCCGCCGAATGCCGCGCCGAGCTGGGCGACCGGCGGTGCCGGGTGGCGCTGGGCATGCGGCGGCGGTTCGCGCGGGTGACGGCGATCACGGAGCGGGCGGTGACGCTGGATGCCACGGAGCCGGTGGCGGGGGCCTATGCCGGCGGGTCGTTGCGCTGGTTCGGCGGGGCGAACGGCGGACTGGTGCAGGCGGTGGATGCGTCGGACGGCGCGCGGGTGATGTTGCGGGGGCTGCCGGCATTCGCGGTGGCGGTCGGCGCGTTGGTCGAGCTGGTCGAGGGGTGCGACAAGAGTCTGGCGACCTGCGCAGGCCGGTTCGGGAATGCGGCGAACTTTCGGGGGGAGCCGCACCTGCCGGGCATCGACCTGCTGACGCGCTACCCCGGTGGGTGAGCGGGTGGCGGCGGCGGCGCTGGCGTTGGTCGGGGCACCGTTCCGGCTGCACGGGCGCACGGCGGCGAGCGGGCTGGACTGCATCGGGGTGATCGCCGCGGCGTTGCGGGCGGCCGGTTGGGCGGGCGTGGTGCCGAGTGGCTACGCCCTGCGCGGCGGCGAGGCGGATGCGGTGGCGGCGCGCTTCGATGCGATGCTGCCGCGCAGCGACGGGACGGCGGCGGGGGACGTGCTGCTGTTCCGCGTGGGGCCGGGGCAGCTGCATGGCGCGGTGCGGGTGTCGGGCGGGATCGTCCATGCCGATGCGGCGCTGCGCCGGGTGGTGATGCGTCCGGGTGTGGTCGAGTGGGTGCCGGTCGGCGCGTGGCGGTACGAGGGGAGGGGCTGATGGCGACGCTGGTATTGACGACGGTCGGGCGGGTGATCGGCGGACCGATCGGGGGTGCGCTGGGTGCGCTCGCGGGGCAGGCGATCGACGGACGGCTGTTCCGCGGCGCGGCGCGCGAGGGGCCGCGACTGACCGAGCTGGCGGTGCAGACATCGAGCTACGGTACGCAGATCCCCAAGCTGTTCGGGACGATGCGGGTGGCGGGAACCGTGATCTGGTCGACCGACCTGATCGAGACGCGGACGACGAGCCGCAGCGGCAAGGGGCAGCCGGGCACCAACACCTATAGCTATTCCGCGAGCTTTGCGGTGGCGCTGTCGGCGCGGCCGATCGTCCGCGTGCGGCGGATCTGGGCGGAGGGCAAGCTGCTGCGTGGTGCGGCCGGCGACTGGAAGGGGCGGACCGGGTTCCGGCTGCATACGGGCGGGGAGGAGCAGGCGGCGGACCCGCTGATCGCATCGGCGATGGGCGTGACGCCGGCGTATCGCGGCATCGCCTATGCGGTGTTCGAGGGGATGCAACTGGCGGATTACGGCAACCGCATCCCGTCGCTGACCTTCGAGGTGCAGGCGGACGCGGCGGCGGTGGCGAGCGGGGATGTCGCGTCGGCGCTGGCCGGGGAGGTGTCCGCGAGCGGTGGCGCGATGCTGGGCGGATTCGCGGCATCGGGGGCAAGCGTGCGCGGCGTGCTGGAGACGCTGGACGTGCTGGATGGCGGCTGGTGGCAGCCCGAAGGCGCGCGGCTGGTGCGGCGGCGCGATGCGGGCGAGGCGATCGCGCTGGTGGATGCGGGTGTCGGCGGGGAGCGGCGGCAGCGCACGGTCGCGGCGCTGGCGAGCGCGCCGCGCGAGGTGGCGGTGGCGCACCACGATCCGGCGCGCGACTATCAGATCGGGGTGCAGCGGGTGCGTCGACCGGGGCCGGGCGAGCGGATCGACCGGGTCGAACTGCCCGCGGTGCTGGATGCAGTCGGCGCGAAGACCGTGGCGGCGCGGCTGATCGCGCGCGGCGAGGCGGAGCGGGTGCGGCGGCGGGTCACGCTGGGCGTCGAGGGACTCGGCGTGGAACCGGGAGCGATCGTGCGGATCGTCGGCGAGCCGGGGCGCTGGCGGGTGGCGAGCAGCAGCATCGTGGGGCTGGCGACGACGCTCGACCTGGTGCCGCTGACGGCGATGCCGGGCACGGCCGGGGCGAGCAGCGGGCTGGTCAGCGCGGCGCCGGACGTGGTCGCGGGGCGGACGTTGCTGGTCGCGGCGGAATTGTCGGGGCTGGGGGATGTCCCGCTCGCGACGCCGCGGGTCAGCGTGCTGGCGACGGGAGAGGGGGCCGGCTGGCGGCAGGCGGCGTTGCTCTACAGTCTGGATGACGGGGCGAGCTGGGTGCCGGCGGGCGGGACCGCGGCACCGGCGCTGGTCGGGCGGATCGTGACGGTGCCGGCAGAGGCGTCACCGTGGCTGAGGGACATGCGCAGCCGCGTCGTGGTGACGTTGGCGCGGGGCGACATGGTTTTGGGCGACGCCGACGCGGCGAGCCTCGCCGGCGGTGCGAACCTCGCGCTGCTGGGTGACGAACTGATCCGGTTCGAACGCGCCGAGCCGCTGGGTGCCGCACGTTGGGCGCTGACGGGACTGGTCCGCGGCGTGCGCGGTACGGAGACGGCGATCGGTGGCCAGCGTGTCGGTGATCGCTTCGCGCTGATCGAGGCGGACGGCGTCGTCGGAATCGACCTGCCGGTGGCGGCGATCGGGCGGCGGTTGCGTATCCTCGCGAGCGGGACGGGCGATGCCGAGCCGGTCGAAACGTCGGTGATGGTGACCGGCGCATCCGTGGCGCCCCCGTCGCCGGTGCATGTCGTCGCGCGGGAACGATCGGACGGCGGCCTGACGATCGCGTGGACGCGGCGGAGCCGGGCGGGCTGGTCGTGGAGCGATGGCATCGACGCGCCGCTGGCGGAAGAGGCGGAACGCTATCGCGTGACGGTCCCGATGGAGGGAGGGGAGCGGGCGATCGATGTGGCCGAGCCATGGCTGACGCTGGCCGCGGCCGATCGTCCCCCCGGTTCCGCGACCGGTTCGATCGTGCAGCATGGCACGCTGGCGGCGTCGCTACCGACGCAATTCCCCCTTCACGATGGAGCATGACGATGACCGACGTTGCGACCGCACGATTCGCGCTGCCACTGCTTGCGACGGGGCAGGCGGGCAAGGAACTGACGCATAACGAGGCGCTCGCGCGGCTGGATATGCTCGTCCAGCCGGCTGTCGTCGCAATGGGCGTAAATATTCCGCCGACCGCGCCCGTCGCCGGCCAGTGCTGGATCGTCGGCGATGCGCCATCGGGGGCGTGGGCGGGACAGGGCAAGGCGCTCGCGGGGTGGACCGATGGAGGCTGGCGCTTCGCGGTGCCCGTTGAAGGCTTTTCGGCGTGGTCCATTTCGAGTGCAAAACCAATATCTTACCACAATGGTCTGTGGCGTGAGGGTGACGTTTTCGCCGCACGGCTGATCGTGGCCGGACAGCCCGTGGTAGGTGCGCGCGGGCCGGCGATTGCCGATCCGGTCGGCGGTACGTCGATCGACGAGGCGGGGCGGACCGCCACCGTCGCGATCCTCAGGGCGATGCGACAGCACGGGCTGATCGCCGGTTAG